CACTTCTCCGTAGTTCTTGAAGAACCGGAGTTCGCTTTTGATCCTCTCCGTGACCCAGGCGCTGTCATGTTCGGGCTTGGCTTTTGCGAGCCGGGGGTGAAGCTCCTCGATGATAGCCTGGTTTGAGTAGCCTTCCTGGATCATCCTCTCGATTTCCTTTTTCAGAACAAACTTTTCCATCTTCTACTCCTGTTTTTAGAGGTTAATTCCAAGTTTCCTTCCTAGCTACCGAATTATAGCCTATTTTTTTCTTGGGAGTAAAGATTTTTTTTAATTGGTCATATTCTTTTTCGTTTTCTTGATTGTTTCTATCACGCGGTCAGCTTTTTCTTTTCTGTAAGGGATGTTCTCCTCCATTCTGGAGATAGCCTTTTCCCTACGGATATTTTTCCTATGAGGTCTGTTCTTCCTTTTCATTTCAAAACCCCCCTCCAGTTTATGGTGTTCCATCCCAAATCGTCTACGAGTTTTGTTTGATTTCTCGTAGGGCTGGTTCCCGTTCTTGGGAAGGTTTTTTGGGATTCCGTTCCTTTAACTATTTTTCGGTTTAGGGGAACTGTTTTCCATTTCAACTTACGCTTCTTTGGACGGAATATCCACCCTGTTGTTTTTCTGAGCATTTTTTTCCTCCTTTTTCAGAAGTTTCAGTTTTTTCTTTTCCATCTTTTTTTGGTGACGCCTTTGTTTTCTTGCCTTATTTTTTTCCCTTCTCCCTTCATTTTGGTATCGGGCGTACTTACCTCTCAGTTTATTTCGTGAGTGTTGTCTACCTTTCTTGGATCCCCCTACTCTTGCTTTAGCCATTTTTACCTCCTTTTAATGGTGAAGATTATGCCTTCATCCTCTATGGTTACTTCTTCTCCTTTTCTTGCTCTAAGGAGTTTTTTTGTAGATTTTTTTGGGAATTTTGTTTGGAGAGATATTTAGTATTTCTAACACCTCTTTTTCTTCTTCTGAGAGATTATGGATTTTGTACATTTCTTTCTCCTCTGGTGGACATGTCCAAACGGGACGGTTTTTGTGAAATTTGAGAAGCAACCTTCTTAGGTTTATCATTTGGTTTTCTCCTTCCGAGCTATCGAATTATAATATAAAAATTTATTGGGAGTAAAGATTTTTTTTATTTCATTCTCCACTTAATGAAGCTTTTTTCAACTTCTCTTTTTTCTTCTTCTGTAGGTTCTTCAATTCTTATTTCTGGACGATGCATGGAGTGGATGATATGTCCGGTTTGCCATTTTCTTAGGTAGTTATGGTAATATCCTCCAAACCCTTCTTTATATTTTTCCTCATCAAAGATAATTATGAACCAAGATTCTTTACTTTCTGGTTTTACTATTTTTGATATTCTCATTGATTCATTCTCCATTTGATGAAATCTGGGATTATTTTCTCTTTTTCCTCTTCTGTAGGTTCTCCAGTTAGGAAAAAGGGGTCATCATAGTTTCCTAACCCTTCATCCCAACCATTAAAAATATCCTCCTTTTCCAGTTTTATGCAACATATGATTCCGTCTATGAAGTTAGTTATTATTCTCATTACAATCCCCACATCTCTACAATTTTTGACCCGGAGGAATTGAACATAAACATCCAAGAGGATCCACGCATATAACCAGTCTCTACCTTTTCAACGGTTTTCAACAAATCAAAAACAGGACCAGAGAAGGAGGCTTTGGGATCGGAGACAAGGAACTCATCTTTGTTCCCTTTTTGAGGATAGGAGAATGAGACCTCCTCTTTACCCCCCTTACTAAGAAAAACCTCCCCAGGACCAAGATCAGAACAGTCAGTCTCATGGTCCATAACAAACACTCCGAGAAGATTATCAAAAAGGTGCTCTTCCAAAGGATTCTTGGCTTCCCTATCCTGACCGACAAAGAAGATTTTGAATGACATAAAAGCCTCCTTATATACCTTGAAGTTCTACCAGGTTTTCAGAACCCCGCCGGATAAATAGGTCAATATAGTCTGGACCCTCGTTGAGGACTACTTGACACCCGCAAAGGTCTTCTCCGTTCAGAGTTCCCTTGGTTACTGTAAACTTTGTTTCCTCTCCTTCTCCTAAGATAGGAGGAAGAAAAGAACCATTGGTATGAAGGAAAGAACAAATAACCTCCTCTCCTTCCTTGATTATATCTACTCCGAGAAGATGGTCCTCGGCAAAAAGTTGAGGAGGCTCTACAAAAATCATTGTTGCAGACATTTCACAGGTTAAAGGTTCTTCCTCTTCTGTTCCTGGAAGAATCATCTTTACGGAAGATTCGCTGGTTAAAGACTCTTCTTGGGTTTCCCTAGTTTTTGGAAAAAAGATTTTGGTGGGCATAAAAACTCCTTTTTCCTTCCGAGCTACCGAATTATAATATAAAAATTTATTGGGAGTAAAGCTTTTTTTCGATTAAATAAAAAAGGAGAATAGAAAATGGAAAAGGGTTGAAAAAATTCATGCCTTCCGAAATTTAAAATATTGATTGTCGAGATATTGGGGGTTGAGAACTAAGAGAATAGGTGAGATACTGAGAACTAGGGAAATACCTTAATACTTGGGGTAATAAGTGTAATAGGTGAGATGTTGGGGGTTTGAGAACTAGGAGAATACCTTAATACCTGGTGTTTGAGAACTAGGTAGATAATTGGTATATTGGGGGTTTGATGTGTTCCCATACAAAATCCCAATCCTCATTCCCAATCCTCATTCCCAATCCTCAATTCCCAACCCCCAGTTCTCATTTCCTCCCATTTATTTCCACCTATTCCTCATCTCTTACCTATTCCTCATCTCTTACCTACCATTCGGAGAATTGGTACTCAATACCTCAATTCTTACCTCATTTTCCACCTATTCTAAATTTCCTCTTTACTTTTGCTTTCTAATCCCGTATAAGGGGGTTCAGGTATGTATCCGTTGTTTGGTACCCCGTCCCAATATGGGATCCTGGAGGTACCCGATCCGTTGTATCGTACCTGGCGGCCCGGAGGATTTAGACCTGCTGGGGTTTCCCAGCAAAGCATGTATCCGTTGTTTGGTTCCCCAGGGGAACCCGATCCGTTGCATCGTGCTGGTCTTGTTAGAGAGGTAACCAAGAAACTTAACATTTACCCATAGTTCTTTGACATTTAGGCGGACTTTCTTTTTTGGAACCTAAATCAAAAGCGCGGTAGGGACCGAATGGCTCATTGAAACCCTCCGTGTGGGTTAATAGCCCAAAATTGACGTTTCTCCTGGTTTAGTTACTGGGGATTCTGTTCTTAGGTACTGGGAAAGACTCTCTTAGGCTAAGAGAAAAGCGCCATTTTTCCTAACTGGTTTTTGGACCGGAGGTCATTCTTTGACTTTGGTTTTTTGGACCAGAGGCTTTTTTTGTGTCCTCTTTCCGTGAATCAGCTAGGATTTTTGTTGTCTTTTTTCCATTTCTCCTTTTCGGCGAAATGGTACCTGGTTGTATACCTAGAACCAAATCTCCTTTTCGGCGAATTGGTATTCAAGGTTCAAAGACACCAAATCGACCAAAAGGAGAAATGGGTTTCACCAAATCTCCTTTTCGGAGAATTGGTGTTACATCAACTTGTAGAGGTTATAGGAAGCCCAGAGACCACAACAAACAAAGAAGCAAGTGATCATGGATTCTCCTAGTTTTTGGGGAGGAACTCACCTTCTCCGGCTTCCCATCCTTGGAGTCGGATATTCATCCAGTCCGGTCCGTAGTATTCAAAACTTTTACCCTCGTCTTCAAAGCTTCTCATAAACATCAGAATCTTCCGGACGGACCAATAGAGAACCTCTCGATAGAAACCAAAAACTCTTTCAGCATCGTCGGCGTTGAATACTATTTTCTTTTGAACCATCTTTTCCTCCTATTTCAAGGCGAAGTATTCCTCGTTTCTCAGATTAAACATAGACTCAGAGAGACAAGGGTACATAGCCGAGTAGGCCCAACGGGGGCCGAAGTATCCACCAAGCGTTCGACCCCCAACGGAGGTCCACTCAGTGTGACTAGCCCAAAACCTTCCCAACCGTTCGGAGCGGGTGGGGTAGAAGGCTATCTCAAAACCCTTCTTTTTTGGAAAAGGAATCACGCTACCCATTCGCCTAACTCCCAGTTTTGGGTGGGAACCTCTAACCAGGCCGGACCGAAGTAGGAGTACCTCAACCCGACGGGTTTTTTGGGGTCGAAGTCAAAGCAGTTAAGGAAGAATACAATCTTCCGAACGGACCAACCATATCCACGGAAGAAGTTAAACAACCTTTCAGTATCTTCGGGATTGAGTGCCATTTCTTTCTCCTTTCAGTTTAAAGGGGGGCCAAGAGACCCCCCTTAATTACATCCCCCAAATCTCCGCTAGGTTTTCGGGGTATCCAAAGGTTACTTCAGAGTCCCCAGCCTTCAGGATAAGGTAGGAGTCTCCACGGGATTCTCCGGTTTGTACTACTCTTACTTTGGAGAGAACCTCTTGAACTTCGAGGGACGTTTCCCATAAGGGTACAAGCTCGTCAACAAAGAACTTTTCTTGACTCCCCCTCTCGTTTCGGGCGATCAAAAGCTCCTCTCCGTCCTTACCGTAGAAGGAAGCAAGAACCCTACCCTCTTCTACGTCTGAATGAGGATCAGTGGAATCAACGACTACCACCGCGAGAAGGTTTTGGTAGAGGTACTTTTCCAGTTCGTTCCTCGGTTCTCCGTCTTCCAGAAAAAGGATTTTTGTAGACATCTCACTCTCCTAAGTTAAAAGTTACATCCCCCACAACTCGACCAGGTTCTCGGAACCCCGCCGAATCAGGACATACAAGTCACCATGACCCTCACCGAGAGTCACGGTACATCCGGTCAAATCCTCCCTATTAAGGGAACCGGAAGTAACCACAAACTCCTCCTCGTCCCCCTTCCCCAAGATAGGGTCAAGGAAGAAACCGGTAGTACAAAGGAAGGAACAAGTCACTTCACCTCCTTCCTTAGCCACGTCTACGCCAAGGATATTTTCTTCGGCGTAAAGTTGAAGAGGTCCTTCTCCCCAAGCCGGTCGGTCTTTCGGAAAAAAGATTTTGATAGACATCCTATCTCCTAGGTTAAAAAGTTAATTCCAAATTCCCTATTCGAGCTACCGAATTATAACCTATTTTTTTATTGGGAGTAAAGCTTTTTTTCGATTGGTACCTGGGATTGTACCTGGGATTGTACCTGGGATTCATGTTGGTTTTCAAGTCCCAATTTCAATTTCAAATTCAAAGATTCAAAACCAATTTTGGTTTTCAATTTCAAATTCAAAGATTCAAAACCAATTTTGGTTTTCAATTTCAAATTCAAAGATTCAAAACCAAGTCCCAATTTTCAAGTTCAAAGATTCAATTTCAAATTCAAAGATTCAAAACCAATTTTGGTTTTCAATTTCAAATTCAAAGATTCAATTTCAAGTTTTGGTTTTCAATTTCAAATTCAAAGATTCAAAACCAATTTTGGTTTTCAAGTCCCAGTTTCAATTTCAATTTGGAAACCAAAATGGTACCTGGGTGCATACCTAGAATTAGTAAGACCGGTCCTTTCCGTAAACCCTTAAAATCATTAACTTTTTGTAAACTCTTGAAATCATTAACTTTTTATTATCAGGAATAATTACTGGTTGCAAAGGGTTTTCCGGTATTGGGAATTGGATATGTTTGCAAATAGTGTGCCAACAGGAAGCCCGATATTTGCAAACAATTTGGCACACCCTTTGCAAAGGCAAGGATTGTGCCAATAGAGGATTGAGTATAGGCATGATAAAAACCGAATTATAGCACAAAAAACAATCCTAAGTAAAGCTGTATCTTATATCCTAAGGTTAGGAAAAACCCTTGTTAGGATATACGCAAAAATAGGGGAAAATCGACTAGGTAGGAACCAAAAAGAAAAGCCCCAGGGAATCAATCCCTGGGGCTTTGCAAAGTGGAAAGACTAGACCAGGCCGCGCAACCGCTTGGCTTGCTCCAGGTAAGGATTAGTGACTTTGCAAGCAGTCAGTTCCGGGGCTTGTGGCTTGTCGTCCGGCCCTGTCCAAAGGCAATCCTCGAGCAGATTACCGGTCAACGGCCTAACCGGAACGGCTCCGTATCGGTCTATCTTGTCCCGATAAGTATCCAGTATCCATGCCTTGAATGATTGATAGTCCATGCTAAAACCCCCATAATTCCAGAAGTTTTTCGGAATCTTTGCAAAGCAGAAAGTAAGGCGTCTGCATTGCTTCGCCGATTGAAGCCCTGTATCCGTTCAGGTCTCGGCTGTGTAAAGTGCCGTGATAAATAGAAAAATCATCCTCCTGTCCCCGGCCCACGATAGGGCCAATGATTTTGCCGCAGGAGTCCATGACGTTGCAAGCAATCCGATTGTTACGGTCCGTGTAGATCTCAACCGCACGGATATTTTCTTCTGCCCATGCTTGCAAAGGGTAGATATTTCCGAGGGACGGGACCGTAAGGCCATGAACTTCTTTTGGGAAAAGTATCGTAATCATTATATTTTCTCCTGTAATTCAAAAAGTTTCTGTCCGTTTTTGTAAAGTGAGAAGCTTGTTTTGCTAATAGAACCAACGCATCCGGACAAGTTTTCGCCGTGAAGGGTTCCGAAATAGATACGGAATTTGGTACGCTTTCCTTTGCCGATAACCGGACTGCCGGGCAATCGCCAAAGCGGTTGCTTGTTGAGAACTGCCCAAGGATAACCACCCAGTTTGTTTTTGGGCTTGGGCTTGGTTTTGTCTGTCAAAAAATTGCAAACAATCCGGCAATCTTGACGATAAATTTTGACGCCACGGATGTTTCTTTCGGCCCATTTCTGCCAGCCAGCGGGTTTTGACTTCCAGTTGTCAGTTTTTGGAAAAAGTATCGTAATCATTTTCTTCTCCAAAAAGAAAAGCCCCAAGGGAATTAACCCTTGGGGCTTTGCAAAATGTTAGCTGTTCAGCTGGTGCTGGATTTCCTCCAGCGTTTTCCGGGCCTTGCTCACGGACAAGTTCTTGTCGTCCAGGGCCATTTTGCAAAGGTTCAAAATGGTTTTCGCCCGCTTTTCAAACAGACGCCGGAAAGGTCTGGAGTACGGCCAAAAAAAGGATACCCATTCCCGCTTGTACCCGGCTTGTTTTTCCTCGGCCGAACAAAGCATTGTTTTCATCGCCTTTTCCTTAATCTCCTTGGTTGATATGTCCAGGGCGAATTCTCCATCCTCCAGTTTTCCATGCGCAAGGATTTCGCGCCTGATTGACGGCACGATTTCCTTCTTGGAGCGATTACCGCCGCCACGACCGCTTGACAATTCATTAACCAAGTCTTTCATTTTCGGCATGCCCTTTCTCTCCCTTTGTTTTTGGCCCCTAGGACGATTCCTAATTTTGGGCCTGTTACTAATAGCATGGGTTGTTTGTAAACTTCCGTATATATAAGGATTTGCAAACAATGTACCGCTTTGGAAAAGGGTAATGATTACAGGTACTTAAAGAGGGGTATACCCCTTCGGAAAATCCCGAAAAACGGGAAATCCGGGGGTGTTGTTCCCAAATAAAACCCCCACTACCCCCTCCCATTTTTCAGTTTTTCTTTTCAATCCTTCTACTCTCAGTTCTCATTAGTTCCTTCTACTCTTTAGTGCTAGCATTCCTATCTTCTCAATCTCCCATTCAATCATTCTTTAGTGCTAGTATTCCTATCTTCTCAACCCTTCTACCCCTCCTACTAGTATTCCTATCTTCTCAATCCAGTTTCACTCTTCCTACTAGTATTCTTCTACTCCTTTCATTTCTACTCTTCAATCCAAAAGTTTCCTTTTTTGTTTTTTATCACAAAAAATACCGGGAGAAATTTTGGGTCTGGTTTTTGGGTTTTTCTTTCAACTTGGGGAAAATTTTGGGGGTTTACTTTTTATTGATATTCTTTTATAAAGGTTTTATCATGTATTCTCCTTCTACTGTTTTACGCAAGACTGTTGACCTTAGTATTTACGACGTTATTACCCGGTTGGGGGGTTTAGGGCTTACCAACAGGGAGATAGCCGTTGTTATTGGTATTTCCGAGCAGGAATTTACCAACGTCTTATCTTTAGACGATGATTTGTTTGAAGCATTGAAGGAAGCCAGGGAATCTCCTGTTAGGGCAGTGGAGGCTTCTTTGTTTAAGAAGTGTTTAGGGTTTAGGACTAGGGAAGAGGTTTTGAACAAGGACGGAGAGGTAGTATCGGTTAAGGTGAAGGAGATGGTTCCTGACACCAACGCAATCATGTTCTACTTGAAGAACCGGGACAAGGCCCGGTGGTCCGATAGTTCTAGGCTGGATGTCAATATATCTCTCGCAGACAGGATGCTGGCGGCGCATGATAAGGTGAAGGAGTTGAATGGTGGCAAGAAGGCGTGATCCTATTGAGGAGGAAGCAAAAGCTCTACTTGCTTATCAGCGTAACCCTTTATTGTTTGTTCAGAATGAGCTTGGTATATCTTGTGAGGTGTGGAGGAAAGACAAGCCTCCAAAGAAGTGGAAACGGAACTATTGGCCTCTATGGTCTAAACAAAGGAAGATACTCAAAGCGTTGGTGAAGCATAGGCGGGTGTGTGTGAAGTCGGGTCATACCATGGGGAAGACATGGACGGCGGCTATCGCTACCTTGTACTTGCTCTATGTATGGAAAGGACTGGGACTCACTACCGCCCCTGGCTTCCGGCAGGTGAGAAGACAGCTTTGGGGGGAGATTCATAACTTGTACGGCAACTCCCCTATCCCTCTAGGAGGAACCATTAACCAGACCTCCCTAGAACTGGGTCCAAGATGGTATGTAGAAGGATTCAGTACGGATAACCCGTCTGTATCCTTCACAGGGTTCCATGAGGGAACTGTCTTTGTCATACTTGATGAGGCGGGAGGAATATCAGACCAGGTGTTTAATATGTTGGATACTGTCCTTGCTTCTGAAAATAGCTTTGTCCTCCAAATTGGGAATCCAATTGACTCCTCTACCTTTTTCTATGATTGCTTCAAACCTGGTTCTGGATACTACCCCATAACTATCTCCTGCTGGGACTCCCCTAATGTAGTCAATCAGAAAACTATCTACCCTAAACTCTGCGCCCCAGATTGGCCGGAAAGAATGTTAAAGAAATGGGGGAAAAATGACCCGTGGTACCTCTCCCGTGTCCTGGGAGAGTTCCCTAAAGAAAATAGGGACGTTGTAATCCCCTATGAATACATAGAACAGGCCCTCCAAAGAGAACTCCCTGAAGACTTCCCTAAATGTATCTCCTGTGATGTCTCTAGAAGGGGAAGTGATGTAACAAAAGTAGGAATACTTTGGAATAGCGGAAGGTTCCGAATCATTGACTCTGTTTACCGGTACCGGAATACAGAGGTGGCAGGGAAACTCATAACCCACTACCGCCATTATGAAAAGATATTAAAAGATAAAAATATCTCCCAGGAGCTTTTTGTAAATGTGGACGATGTGGGATGCGGCGGGGGTGTTGTGGATATGTTGGTGGAGGCAAATATTCCTGTAAATGGAGTAGTCTCCCAGGAAAGACCGGATAACTCCCAGGAGGATTATGAGAAGTTCCATAACCTCAGAGCACAGGGATATTGGAACCTCCGGGAAGCCTATATCTCTGGAGAAGTAGATATAGACTCGGAAGACCTTGCTTTTGAACTCTCCAGAATCACTAAGGAAACATCCTCTAGAGGAAAGATAAAAATTATTGATAAGGAAAAATTACGTAAAATTTTAAAGGGAAGGTCTGGAGACTCTGCAGATTGCCAGATGATGGCCTATACAAAAGGAGAGGCAGACCTTAGCGGAGAGCTGGTGAGGCTTATATGAAATATTTTTATGAGACCCTTTGTGATATGCTTTTCTGGTTGGGGATTATTGGTTTTTCTGGATTCTGGATCACTCGCTTGGTCAAGGATCTTTTGGATTTCCTTCTTGATGAGGAGGAGGAAGAGAAATGAATAGGTTACAAAAAATATTGGGGGTTTCTAAAACGGTCTCTAAGACCGCCCTCTCCAATTGGTTCTATAGAAACCTTCCCCTTCCCGAAGGCTCTACAGAACAGGCTCTTACGGAAAGCTATAAGAAAATGGAGCTTGTCTATATCTGTATTTCGACTACCGGGAGGGCTATTAGCCAGGTTCCTTTAGTTGTTACGGAACCAAACCCGGATAGTCCTGGAGGGAGAAGGCCGGTAGAGGAAACAAACCCTTGGCAACAGCTTATTTGGAACCCTAACCCGTATATGGATAGGTATAGCTTCATTGAGTCTATGGTTGGTTTCCTCTTATTGGATGGAGAGGTTTTTGTAGTGCCTTTCCCTCCTGGGTCTGGAAACCCCCAGTCTCTTTGGGTGGTGCGTTCCAAGTATATGGAGGGAGTAAAGGAAAAGAAGACTGGACATCTTATTGGCTGGAAGTATATGCCGGACCTGCAGGACAACTCCACCCCTTCTATTTTTCTTACCAATGAGGAAGTCTCAAGAGTCTACTTCTGGAATCCTTATAACCCTTATAAGGGTCTTTCTCCGTTGGAGGCGGGGAAGATGAGCTTGACCTCTGATTACCAGGCTGCCCTTTACAACAAGAAGTTTTTTGAAGAAGGGGCGGTTCCTGGGGGGGTTCTTCATACGGACCAGAGGATTTCTCAGAGAACCTTTGATAGGATAAAAGGTCAATTTGAAGAAAGACATAAGGGGGTGGAGAAGTCCCATAAGGTTGCAGTTCTGGAGCAGGGTCTTAAATATACCCAGACTGGGCTAAGTCATAAGGATATGGAGTATCTTGAACTCCGGAAATATAGCCGTCAGTCAATCCTTCAGGTTTTTGGGATGAAGGAGGCGGTACTTTCTATCAGTGCTGACATTAACTATGCTTGCATTCCTGCTACCGAGAGGGTTCTTACTCCTTATGGTCCCCGTTCGATAGCAGAAGTGGAACCCGGTTCTGAGGTTTGGACTTTGGGAGAGAAAGGATTAGAGAAAAGGAAGGTTGTAAATTCTTGGTTCCAGGGGAAGAAGAAGGTCTTTTCCTTGAAAACAGCAAACTTTTCTCTTAGGGCTAGTTATGACCACCCGGTTTTGGTTTTGGAAGGTGAGGAGCTTGTCTGGAGGCAGGTAGAGAAGATAGGGGTTGGGGATTTTGTTGTAGTAGCTTCTGAGGTAGAACCCCTCAATGGTCTTGATGTATCTAAGATACTCCCTCCTGATTTTGGTGTCTCAAAGGTGATGTCTATTGAAGAAGGGGAAGAAGAGGAAGTTTATGATTTAGAGGTTGAAGGGCGGCACAACTTTATTTGTAATGGGATTGTTGTTCATAACACTAGCCGGGAACAAATAAAGATGTGGTGGAGAGGAACAAATATCCCTATCATGAAACTCATTGAGTCTGGATTGGGTTCTGTTCTTCTATCTTCAGGAGAAAACCGTTTTTCCTTTGATGTATCCAATGTGGAGGCCCTTCATGATACCTTTTCGGACAAGGTAGATACAGGAGAGAAGCTTTTTAAGATGGGGTTCACTGCTGGGGAGATAAACTCCCGTTTGGGGTTGGGGTTTGATAATAAGCCCTGGAGGGATAGATGGTATATTCCTATAAATATGGTCCCGGTTGCAGAGGACGGCTCTATGCCTCTGTTGGATTCTGAGGAGAGGTCTTTAGAAGGACAGAAGGAGATAAAAGCCCTTCCAGACGGGACTTCCCATATAATTGGGGATTTGGAGGAGTCTTTTAGGGGAAAACTCAGAAGGGTTTTTTATGAGATGAGAAAGAAGTCTTTGGAGCTTATTAAATCAGATCTTCTTTCCTATTCGTTTGAAAGGGAAACCCTCCAGCTTCAAAATTTCTTGTTTCCTTTATATAAGGAAGCGGTGAGTAGGGGGTTTTTTTCTACATCCCCGAACAAAACCTTGTCTGGAGATGGAACTCTTTCCGATTTCCTTCTTTCAAAGATGGAGGCGGTGAAGGAGATAGTTGGAGTTATTAGGAGGCAGGTTTGTTTGCGGGTTGTAGAGAGCGATTTCGATGAGGGTGATGTTAAGGGTATATTTAACCAGGTGAATACAAGGGCAAAAGATGTAGCCAAGGTCGAAGTTTTGTCTGCTTTTGATTTTGGTTGCAGGATTGCTAGGGAGGGAGAAGAAAATGGCTAAGAAACTGAAATTATCCGATGGAGAGGTGGTTGAGATTAAAGGGAAAGAGGTATTGGAATCCACTTTCTCTGGATCTGTAAAGAGTGTGGATAAGGACAAGAGGATCCTCTCTATTGTAGGAAGCACTGAGGATAAGGATAGGGACGGAGACGTAATCTCTGTTTCCGGTTGGGATTTAACAAACTACAGGAAGAACCCTGTTTTCCTTTGGGCTCACGACTATTGGAGCGTTCCTATTGGGGCTGCTTCAAAGGTTGTTCAGAAGAGGGTTCCTTTCCCTCATTTGGAGTTCCAGATTCGATTTCCCACTGAGGGGTTGTATCCTTTTGCGGATATGATTTTTGAATTATATAAGGAGAAAATCATAAATGCCTCCTCTGTTGGGTTCCTTCCTACTAAATGGGAGCCTTTGAAGGATGAAGAAGAAGGGAGAACTAAGTTTTTGAAACAGGAGCTTCTTGAGCTTAGCGGCGTTCCGGTCCCCTCGAATCCTGCAGCCCTCCAAAACTTTTTGGGTGGGAAAGGAGGGGGTACTCCTTCAAAAATGGCGGAAATGCTTACCGGCTATGATATTCCAAGGCCGGAGAGGGAGGACGATTTGCTGGGAGAGTTGGAGGTCAGAAACTTTCAGGTAGACATACCGAAGGAAGAGAGACCCATTTGGATTCCAGTGGAAGAAGATATTGGTGTTAAGGGGGAAGAGGGGGTTGACGAGGAAAAAGAAAAAGGGTATATAGCAGACATTGGAAAGGAGTTCGATATTCTTACCGAGAAGTTGTTTGGAGAAATAGAAAAGAGGATCAACTGCTTTTTTGAAGAACTGGAAGAGAAAATAGACAGGGCTTTTGAACAGATTCTGGAGAAATCTAAGGAATCTTGTGTGGAAGCAACAATCCCTAAAGAACTCTATACTTCTCTTCTTGGTTTTAAGGATAAAAGGAAGGAACCGATAAACACGGCTGCTCTCGACGAGGCTTTAGATACGTTGAAGAGTGCTGTAAAAAGACTAAAGGGGTAAAGAAATGAGACTCTTTATCAAAACAGAAGATGGGGTATTCGTAATGGCTACCCCGGAACAGGTTAAGGACGAATCCATCGCCAAGTACACCTATGTGGGTGATTCTCTGAAAGAGGTGGCCCAGGAAGTTGCGGAAACCCTTTCTTTGGAGGAGGCTCCGGAAGGGAAGACCGCTGCGGTACAGGCTGAGGATTCTATTAAGGAACTGGCTGGGGTTATTTCGGAGCTTGCCGGCGGCATTAGTGGTATTAAGGACAAGCAGGAGGAGATTGAAGAGGAAATCTCCAAATACCGAGAGGCCGCAAAGCGCGGTTTCGTAATGCCGGGTTCAGAGGAAGCGAAAGAGGCCGGAACCAAGGATGAGCTGGATGAAATTCTTAAGGGTTTCAATATGGCCGTCCAGGGTAAAAGGCTTCAGGATCGAGTCCTTGTTCACTCTCGCCATACCATGTCTGAGGAAACCCGCCAGGAATTGGCGAAGTTTATGTGCCTTTTTATTAAGGCTGGGTTCCAGGACGATCCTAGGGCGCAGGCTCTCTTTCGGGAGAGGTATGGAGAGGCTAAGACCGGTACTACGGAAATTGGGGACTCTGGGAACGTATTCCCGGTTCCTGACCCCCTCATGGTGGAGATTCTCCATTATGCAAGGGAGTCTTCGATTGCTCTTCAGGAGGCCAATATCGTAGATATGACTTCGGAGAAAGTCAGCTGGCCGTTGGAGGGTTCCGGAGTTGCGGTGGCTTGGGGTAATACTACTGAGGAGTCCGATCCGACCATCTCCGAGGTTGAGATTGAAGCCAAAGAGCTTTCGGCTTACTCCAAGGTTCGTAACACCCAGTTGGCGGATGCGACTTCTGACATCGTTTCCTGGATTACCGACTTGATGGGGAACGCTATTGGTCAGGAGCTTGACAACGAGATGTTTAACGGGACCGGCTCTAACAGCTGTTCCGGTATCCTCTCTGCTAAGTGCGGGTACTCTGTCCAGATGGACTCCGGCTCTACAGCCTTTTCCAACTTGACGGGCACTCACCTCTCTGAGATGATCTCCAAGTTGGACGGCGTAAGGAAGAACGGCGCCAAGTTCTACTTCAACGGCGTGGCTCTTCATTACATCCGGTCTCTTAAGGATGACAACAACCGTCCCATCTTTATGGAGACTGTAGGCTCCAGCGTTCCTGGGGCTATTTGGGGCTTTCCCTATAGGGAGTGCGTAAAGATTACCGGGACGTCTGCAGCTAATACGGCGTTTGTCGCCTTCGGAAACTTGCGGAACTTCTATTGGGGCCGTAGGTTGGGAAGCACCACGCTGAGCGTAAACCCCTATCTGGCTTGGACGACCAACAGAACGGCGTTCAAGATTTACAATAGGTGGGGATGCTCCATGCCGCTTCCGAACGCCTTTGTAAGGCTTTTGACTGCTGCTTCGTAGTCTTCTCAAAATAAGCGGGGGGTTTAATCCCCCCGCTTAATTACAACAGAATGATTACTGACAATCCAGGAAAGCGCCTCATTTATTTGGTTTGTTCGAACAAATCTTGTTCCTTCAAAAGAACATTTCTGCGTCCTATGGATAAGGACTTATTGCTAAATAGGATATGTCCTTTTTGTTTTTCCAAGCTCGTAGAAAAACCTAGGAACCGGGAGGTGATTAAAAAATGATTAAAGCCTACTATCCTGAGCTGAAGAAGTCTTTGAGTTTTTTAGAAGGGGAGCTTTCTTCTCTTTGTCATCCAGAGAGAATTGTAGAGAGGGTTTCTTTTAACAAGGATGTAATAGCCAAACCCTTTATTGGAGGAGACCGGTTTGGAGAGCCTGTAGAGTTGAAGAAGGGAGAGGAAATGAATATCCGTCATTGTTCTGGATCTTTTGGAACTCTCTGGGTAATTACTCCTAAAGAAGAAAAGAAAGAAAAGAAAAAGAAGGAGTTGGTAATGAGGAGAATATAGAATCATGTTTATTACCATAGAGTGTTCTTCCTGTCATTCTTTTCTAACGGTCCGTAAAGACGTTCCTATCAATTGTTCCTGTCAAAAATGTGGGTCCCACATCGGTATAATTTCTGGGAGTAAGGATATATTTGCCTTTTTCCAGTGTAGTAAATGTGAAAAAAAGTTTACCCTTCCTATAGGAAAAGAAGTAAACCTTGTTCATTCCTGTGGAGGGTCTATTTTTTCTCTGGTTGGAGGAGGTTCTTTTTCCACTGTGAAGGTGAAATCTTCCTCTTTGAAAAAAGGTTTTCTCCCCTTACAAAAAGAGAAGAAGGTAAAAATTCTTATTCCCTATTTTGAGGGAAACCCTCTTGTCAAGGAAGCAGTCTCTACTTGGATTTTTCCTGAAGTCGTATTTGGTCTTACCGATCCTGGAATTATTCCTCCTGGCTCCGGGGTTTGTAGTCAGCTTTACTCTCAAAAAAACGCTACCAAGATAAAAGGGGTAAAGAAGACAAAACCTTTTTTGGGGGATTTCCTAAAGAGATTTATCAAGCTTTTCCCCAATGAAGATTTTTATGGATTTTTTAATAGTGATGTCATTCTCCCTCCTGGTAGGTCTATTTTTTCCCTCCTTCCCTCTCTTGGAAAGAAAATTGCCTTTTTCCACAGGTTAGACATCCCTCCAGGAACTGCCTATTCTTTTTCCGGTGGAGGTACTACGGTTTTTGTGGGGAAAGACGGGTTTGTATGCGATAAGGAGACCCTAAAGAAAATTATACGTGAGTTCCCAGATGCGATCATAGGATCACCCACCTGGGATAGTGCCCTTACTGTTTGGTCTTGGGTCAACCTGGGGAAAGATAATGTAGATATGAGATATGATGAGATTTGGCATGCGGAGCATAAGAGGAATTGGGAATACTCGGATCCAGATTCCATCTATAATGCTTCCCTCTTTACTATGTCGGAAAAGGAGAGGTTGCGCATTGATTGGAAGGGGGAGATGAAAAAGGCCAGGAAGGAAAGGAAATCTAGGCCAAAGATAGGAATAGTACAGCCTGGGAGGATTGGAGATATTATCATAACCCTTCCCATAGCCAAATGGTATCACGATGCTGGGTATGAGGTCCATTGGCCGGTTGCTTCTGAGTTCTTTCCTCTTTTTGAATATGTGAATTATGTGAAGGCATATAGTTTGGGATCTACGTCTCCCGTGGAAGCTAAGGTAATATTGAAAGATATTCCTATCCTGGATCTCTCTATAGGATTTGGAAATAAGAAATTGGATTCTAAATGGAGGGCTTCTGGTCTCTCTTTTGATCGCTGGAAGTATAGAGAGGCTGGGGTTCCTTTTCACAATAAGTACAATCTTGTTATAAATAGGAATTTCAAGAAAGAGAGGGAGCTTAAGGAGCTTTTAGGCTTACCAAACAGGTACGTAGTTACTCATTCTAAGGGGACCAGGGGGTCTTTTGACTTTGATGTTCCTGGTTCCGTAGAAGTGGAAGAGATAGAAGGTTTTACTCTTTTTGATTGGATTGGGGTTCTGGAGGGGGCTTCTTCTATAGCCTGTGTGGATAGTTGTGTAGCTAATTTGGTGGAGCAGCTAGGTATAGGATATGGGAGGAGGTATTTTCATTCTTGGGGAGATGAACATTTATGTCCTGTTATTGATAGTGATTGGGGTACTCCAGAGGAATTTCAAAAGAAGGCCCCGGACCCCAAGCTTTCCTTTCTTATGATTGTTTGGAACGGGATGCCTTTTGTAGAACCGTGTTTAGAAGCTATATATGATAAGGCTTATGAGATTTTTATTGTAGAGGGAGCGGTTCCAGAAGCATATGAGTTTGCTACAAAGCGGGGAGGTTCTACCGACGGTACTGTACAGGCTATTAAGAAGTTCCCTGATCCCAAAAAGAAAATAAAGATGGTTAATAGTAAATGGAATAGTCGAGTAGAGATGCAAAATTACTTTATGGATCAGGTGAGTGGGGATTATGTTTGGCAGATAGATTCTGATGAAATTTGGAAGGAAGAGGATATTGATAAGGTTATAGACCTGATAAAAAACAGGCCGTCTGTTAAAGAGGTTCGTTTTTTTGCTAAGCACTTCTTTAAGGGTTTTGATTATTGTTTTGAGGATGACCGTCTCTATAGGAATGGCGGAATAAGAAGGATTTTTAAATTTGAGCCTGGGGCGGTTTTTGCAACCCATAATCCACCTACTCTTAGATACACGGACGGTTCTTTGTCTAGTGAGGAAGTAATCTCTCCAGAAGAGTCCTTAGAGTTGGGGGTTTTTTTCTATCACTATTCTTATATATACGACTACAAGGTGAAACAGAAGGTGGAGATGTATAGTAGGGTTCCTCACTTTAGTGATGTAGATCATGAGGGCTGGTACGAGAATTTCTTTTCTAAATGGGTTCCTGAGAAAAGGAAAGAACTAGAGGGGAATGGGTACGGCCCTTGGCCTCTGAGCAGTAAATCCCATACTTTCCCTTTTGATGGGGATCATCCAGCACCGATACAAAGACGAATGAGAAATTTGAGGAGTTTTTGGCTGAGATGATAGAAAGGGAGGAAATATGAAAGTAGAGCCTATGAAGCCTTTGTTGGACGCTATTGAAATTTTAAAAAAGCGGTTTGGGAGTATCCAGATTTTTGAATCCGGGACGTCTTCAAATACTTATGGTCATAGAAGTACTTTTCTTATGGCGAAAAGTGTTGCTAATATAGGGAGCATAGAAACCGTTGATGTTAATCAGAACGCTGTTCGGGAGTGTAAAAGAATTTGTGGAGAAATGGGAATAAAGAATGTAAGGCAATCTTGTATGAAAGGGGTAACTTTTTTAAGGAGGTTGAAAGTGGAGCCTCTTTTTATGCTTGGGTTTTTAGATGCAGTAAACGAATCTGAAAACACTCTTCAAGAATTTTGTGAACTTTTTCCGCGTATGTATAAAAGCGGGATAATTGTGATTGACGATGCTTTTTCTCCTGTAGATAAAAATGTAAAGAAAGGCCCTTTTGTGATACGTCTATTGGAAAGAAAATCAATTCCTTACTTGTTGATTCCTCGTGCTTCTGGAAACCAAGTACATATGCTACAGGTGGAAGTAAAAGACATTATTGAAGGGGGTCTTTAAAATGGGAGAAATTCCCGAATGGGCTGAGCGGGTTCCTAATACAGATTTCTTTTGTTTAAAGGGAGACCTTTTCACAAAAAGGTGGTACAAGAAAGCTGGGTCTATTGTGTATGAAAGGGAAATGCAGGAGATACCGGAAATAAAAGAGGTCCTAAAGCCAGGGAACACAGTTATTGATGTGGGAGCCTTTATAGGGGATTACACAAGGTTGTTTTTAGACCTTGGTTGTAAGGTTATAGCTTTTGAGCCTTATCAGGACGCTTTCTTTTGTCTTCTTCATAATTGTCCGGAAGCCCTTTGCTATTCTATGGCTGTTGGTGATGGGAGGAAATTATCTTGTTTTCATGAAGACAGAACCATGACAAGAGAGAATAAAGGAGGGAGACAAGTTAGGGAAAGCGACAATGGGATACCTAGTATAAAGCTAGACGATTTGAGGCTTTCTTATTGTTCTTTTGTTAAAATTGACGGTGAAGGAACGGAACCCTTTGTCTTAGATGGAATGAAAAAGACTTTTAGGGATTGTTCCCCAGTCCTTTATATAGAAGTGAATCTTCCTGCATTAAGGGATCACGGCTTTTCAGACCAGATGGATATTATAGGGAGACTGCCAGAGGGTTATAAATGGAGGGTTGCTTCCTTTCCTGAAAGAGTAGGAACGAACCTCCCGTGGGATATTGTTGCTTATAGAGAAAAAGAATGAAAATATTTTGGGCTACGGACTACAAAGGGAACATAGGGAATGCCTATGGGTATCGGGTTCATAATGAGTGCTTGAGAAAAGAAGTATCCCGTATAGTTCCTATTGTAGATTCTCCGGAAGAAGCAGACGCGGTTTTGTATATAACATCTCCGGATATGCTTCCTGAAAAAAGGCCAAAACTCCCTACCTTTCTTTTCTCTATGTTTGAGGGGAATACTATCCCGGAAGTCTATAGAGAGAAGATGAAGGGAATAGACCATTTTATTGTTCCTTCTACCTTTGTTAAAGAAATTTTTGACAAATATTTTGCCCCCTCCCGCACGGAAATTTGTTCTCATGGAGTAGAGTCTGCTTTTAAATTTAAAAAGCGTTCCTTTCCGAAGAACAGGAAATTCAGGTATTTATGGGTAGGTGCTCCTAATCCAAGGAAGGGGTATGAAGAGATTTCTGTAGTTTGGAATACTCTTGGATTTAAGTTTTATTCGCAGCTGGAATTGTATTTAAAGACAACCCGTGTTGGTGGGATACAAAGAATGGGGAACGTGGTAGTGGATGGTAGAGATTTGTCTAGAGAAGAGTTGATAAAACTTTATCGTTCCTCTCATTGTTTTTTGTTTCCAACTAGGGGAGAGGGTTTTGGATTGACCCTTTTAGAGGCAATGGCTACCGGACTTCCTTGTATATCCACCAACTATAGCGGGGTTACAGACTTCTTTTCTGAGGACGTTGGATTCCCTATTGGTTACAAGTTAGGGGAGGGGAAGATTACTTTTATTGGGGATAAGAGGGAAGAGGTAACTCAAATAGCTTTTCCAGACGTAGAGGGACTAGCTTCTCAGATGTTTTTCGTTTATAATAACTACAAGGAAGCTGTAAGGAGAGGATCAAAGGGCAGCTTTTTGGTGAAGAGAAAATTCACTTGGAAAAAATCCGCTGAGAGGTTGGTGGAAATAATGGGAGGAAGGATATGATTCTTGCAACAGCCCAAGAGGTTTTAGACTTTTACAAGGTAGATGCGGATTCTTCCTTGGTGGATTCTCTTGTTTCTAGAGTCACAAAAATGTTCGAGAACTACTGTGGGAGGGTTTTTTCTTCTGCAGCCTCTGTAGAGTACTTTGATGGAGGGTACTCTAGGTATTTTGTTGAGAGGTATCCTATTTCTAGCTCTCCTGCAGTCCAGGTTTGGGAAGACCCGGATAGGGAATTTGGGAGTGGGGATGAGGTAGATGCTGAGGATATATCCGTGGACTATGATAACGGGATAGTCATTATCGACTTTACCCTTGCCGCTGGCAACAGAAATGTGAAAATATCCTATACCGGGGGGTATACTACGGCCCCAGTGGATTTGAAGCAAGCCTGTGTTGAGCAGGTTGTTAAGATGTTGAGGGAGGGGGTTAAGGGAAATATTGGGATTCCTTCTAGGACATATCCGGATGGGTCTATTTCCTTTGATACTTCTCCTCTTCTTCCGTCTGTGAAGTTTGTGCTGGATCTTTATCGAAGTAGGTAAGGATGAAAGAAGTCTTTTTAGAAGAAATTATTCTGTCGGGTGGAGCAATAGAGACAATTGGCAGGATAATGAAACATATAGGCAAGCGTGGTTTTTCTCCTGTGGGCGGTCCAGAGAATATTAAGTATTTTGTAGAGGGAGAATTTCTGTTTATAAAAATACCTTCCCATCATAAGGAGGAGGGGGATGCTCTTCATACTTTGTCTGTTCCTTCTAAGCATTGGTCTTTTGTGGGGATAGAAGGTTCGATGAATTAGGAGGAAGAGATGAGGGACGTAATAAGAAGGAGAGGAGGGAAAGAGGTTGTTGTACGGAGAGGGTTTCGGGGCGTCAAAAGTGTTGGTCCCGTAGCTGCCCACCTTGTTCTCCATAAGGATAAGTTGAACCAAATTAGACAACTTATGGATATGGAAAATGAGATAGCCTCTGCTCTTCCAAGGACAGCCAGGAATTGGGCTAATAGACAGTTTCTTCCGTATGTGAGAACAACCACTTTGAGTAGGAAGGGAAAATATAGTCTCCATTCCCGTAGGATGAGAGAGCCTGGAGGAATCGTTCCAAAAACTAAGTGGGCAGGAAAGAACCCTTCTAGGTATTCTAAGGGGGCTGGGAAGATCATGACTTCTGGTCGTTCTCAGGAGATAGCTTTGGATCTTTATTTTGGTTCTCCAGTAATTTTCTCTAGATGGCATGAAAAAGGGTTTGTGGGAACTCTTATGGCTTGGGATCCTCATTCAGGAAAAAGGATTCCAAAGGTTTATAATTACAAGGGAAGGCACTATCTTGGAAGACCCCTCGAAAGAAAGATTGGGGATCTTCATAATGAGTTGAGTGAGACAATTCTGGCTATCTTAGAGGGAAGAAGAAGGAAAGCAATGAAAAAAGCCTCTAAGATGGGCTTCCCCAGAAAGAGGGGGACGGTGCGTGGAGGAGAACTTCCCCCGCCCGCCGGAATCAAAGAGGGTTATAGCATCAGTCCAGAAGACTTTTGGGGAGGAAGAATATAAATGGCTACCAGAACAGAAATACTCGATGATTTCAAAACCTGCTTAGAGAAGATTTCTAAGGAGAACGGATATAATCAGGACGTTGCTCAGGTGGTTAGGGCCTTCCTTCCTTATGAGAGGGTTTTTAAGTTTCCTGTGCTAATGGTTTTGGGAGGGGGGGAAGTTTTTGACCCCCTTATAGACGGTGATGTAAGGTCTACATTCTCAATTATTATTCGTGGTTATACTAGGGATGTAGACAATCCAGAAAAAACTTCCTGTAATTTGATAAAGGACGTTCTGAAGGTTTTAGAATCTTCCTATAATACTCATGCAGATATTATGGATGTTGTGTCCTTAAATACGGATGAGGGGTGGTTTTCCGTTGAATATGAGGGAGCTTCTATGTTTGAAATACTTATTCAGGTTGCTTACCATTTCGACAGGAGGAATCCATGAGTTTTACTTTTCCAAAGGATATGCATTTGGGAATAGCTATGCCTTTATCGTGGTCATATATACATTCCGACACATATCTCTCTTTGATGTCTATGTACCGCCCTCAAAATTTGACTATTCTTCAGTCCCCCAGGGGAGGAGATATAGCAGAGAAAAGGGAGATGCAATCTGCTGCCGCAGTGGGAATGGGGATGACTCATGTAGTGTATTTAGACGGAGACATGGTTTTTCCTCAGAGGTGTCTTTTGGATATGACGGAAGTCTTAGAAACAAAAGGGGCAGATTTAGCCGGGGTTTTATGCTTCAGAGGCTATCCTCCTTATGATCCTCTTATTTGGCATAAGGAAGAAGACAGATTGATGAAGCCTTTTAAGGAATACAAGTTTGGGGATTTAGTAGAGGCAGGAGCTACGGGAGCGGCTTGCCTTATGGTGAAAATTGAGGTTTTGAAAAGTCTTCCTAGGCCCTGGTTTCAGGTTTTAGAGAAGAAGGAGGGAGAGACTACTATAAAGCGGGGAGAAGATGTTTACTTTACTCGTAAGGCTACGGATTCTGGATTTAAGTTAAAGATCATAACGGAATACGATGTAGGACATTTGCGGAATATTAGGATAGATAGAGATTTTTGGGCTTCTTATCTACTCATAGCTAGGGTGGTTAAGAAGGATGGGTGGAAAGGGGTCTTTGAGCTAATAAAGAAGACTTGACGTTTCTTGTAAATCATTATATACTCTTGTAAAAAGAAAAGGAGGAAGTCATGGGTACTCCACTGATGGGAAGGTATGCTTCGGTTAAAATAGGTTCTACTACTGTTGAGAACCTGGGGAGTTGGTCGATCAATTTTGATCTGGACGATATTGATGTTTCCGTTTTCGGGAGCATCTGGAAGAAATCCATGGTAGGTATGCAGGGCTGGGGAGCCTCTATTGAGGGTTTCTATGATCCTGATGATACTACCGGTCAGTTAGCTTTACAGCAAAG